AAGAACTATATGGATAACGATGATGACTGACAAACCAGTTGAAATTAGCGATGACGACTTAGAACTACAACTACCTAGACCCGTAGGCTACCGCGTGTTGATAGCCTTACCACAACCCGAAGAAACCGTTTCAGGAACATCAATCTTGAAGACAGAGACTGCCAAAACTCAAGATCACATTATGTCTATCATAGGACTTGTTGTGGACATGGGTGACCAAGCGTATTCCGATGCAGAACGTTTCCCCACCGGAGCATGGTGTAAGGAAGGTGACTTTGTAATGTTTCGTATGAACTCAGGAACACGGTTCACCATTGGCGGGGTCGAGTATCGGCTTATGAACGACGACTCTATTGAGGCCGTTGTAGCTGATCCATCAGGCATTCAGAGGGCGTAGATATGGCATTTCAAAAAGTAGAATTTGAGTTTCCTGAATTAGAGGATAACAAATTAGAAATAGAGGACTCCGGTGCAGTTGAAGTTGATATCTCCGGTAAAAAGACTAAAAAGGATTTCGCAGAAGATGCGGCTAAGTCTGACGATGACAGTCGTGAGGTTGAGGTGGAGGTTGTTGATGATACGCCTAAAGCTGACCGTAATCGCAAAGCGTCTGAACCTCCAGAGGACATCACAGATGATGAACTTGAGGATTACTCTGACAAGGTTCGTAAGCGTATCCAGCATTTTAGTAAGGGATACCATGACGAGCGCAGGGCTAAAGAAGAAGCCCACCGTCAGAGCCAAGAGCTTGAGCGCGTTACTCAACAGCTTATGGAAGAGAACAAAAAGCTAAAAGGTAACGTCAATAAGAACCAAGCTGCTTTATTAGATCAGGCTAAGAAAAACGCCGCTATTGAATCAGATAATGCTAAACGTGCGTACAAAGAAGCGTACGAGTCTGGTGACTCAGATGCAGTGTTGGATGCACAAGATAAGCTAACCAATGCTAAGTTAAAGTCCGAAAGACTAGCAAACTTCAAACTACCGTCTTTACAGGAAACAGAAACACCTGTACCAAAAGAAGTAGAACAAATCGCTCCGGCAGTACAAGTCGATGGTCGGGCCGCAGATTGGCAAAAAGCTAATACGTGGTTTGGTCCTGACGATGAGATGACAAGTTTGGCGCTGGGGCTGCACAACAAACTTGTCAAACAGGGCGTAAGCCCGCAGAGTGATGAATACTACGAGTCGATTGACACTCGTATGCGTCAAGTATTCCCCGATAATTTCGAGGATGCTGAACCGAAGCGAAAGCAGACACAAGTGGTAGCGCCCGCAACGCGGAGTACAGCCCCACGGAAAGTGACGTTGACACGCACTCAGGTACAAATCGCTAAAAGGTTGGGTTTGACACCCGAACAATACGCCAAACAGGTTGCAATAGACATGAGGAAAGCAAATGGCTGAAAATCGCATAGACCGCGAATTAGACAAACGTGAAAAAACTGTACGTAAGAAGGCTTGGACGCGCCCGGAGACTCTACCTTCTCCAATTCCCCAAGACGGTTACGGATTTCGGTGGATTCGCGTTAGTAATCAAGGCCAGATAGACGCTACCAATGTCTCATCTAAATTACGCGAAGGTTGGGAGCCTGTAAGGGCAGCAGATCACCCAGAGATTGCTATGGTTACAGTAGAACAAGAACGGTTTGCTGACAACGTAGTGATAGGTGGCTTGATGCTTTGTAAAGCTCCACTGGAGATGGTTGAAGAACGCACTGACCATTTTCAACAACAGACGGACAGTCAAATGAACTCCGTTGATAACAACCTAATGCGTGAAAATGACCCTCGTATGCCGTTGTTTAATGATCGCAAGACCAAAGTAACCTTCGGCAAAGGAACTTAACTTTTTAGGAGCTTAAAATGGCTTATCCTACTATCTCGGCCCCCTATGGGCTAAAGCCTGTTGGCTTGGTCGGCGGGCATAATTATGTGGGTTCTACCCGCAAAATACCTATTGCTTCCAACTATGGAACAGGAATCTTCTACGGAGATGTTGTACAGTACACAAGTGACGGTACTATCATTATCTCCACCTTGCAGAACAATACTTCAGCAGTTGCTGGCGTTATCGGTGTTTTTCTTGGATGTAGTTTTACTGACCCAAACTCGGGTCAAGTAGTATTCAGGCAAAATTACCCTGCAAGCACTGTAGCATCTGATATTGAAGCTATCGTTGTGGATGATCCCAACGTGATCTTTAAAGTTGTGAACGTTACGAACACAACTGCTAACGGCGCAACAACTGGACTCGCGCCTTTGGCGAAGTCTCGTGCCACTACAATCTCTTGTAACGCGGAGTTGGTGCTTAACACAGGACTGACTGCTACAGGTAATGGCCGTATGGGCGTGTTTATTAACAACGTCACATCTGTCTTACCATTCACTGTAATCGACGTAGTGCCAGACACGGTTGATAGTGCAGGCAATTTCACAGAGTTTCTCGTGAAGTTTACTGCTGGCTATCATCGCTATGACCACACCGTCGGCGTTTAAGGAGATTAACTAATGGCTATTTCACGCGCACAGCTACTTAAAGAGCTGCTCCCGGGCCTGAACGCATTGTTCGGCTTGGAATATGCAAAATACGGTGAAGAACATACCGAGATTTTTGAAACAGAATCCTCAGATAGAAGTTTTGAGGAAGAAGTTAAATTATCAGGTTTCTCAGCGGCACCTGTCAAGAACGAAGGCTCTGCCATCGAATATGACAATGCTCAAGAGGCGTTCACCGCACGCTACACACACGAAACAGTGGCAATGGGTTTCTCTATTACTGAGGAAGCTATTGAGGATAACCTGTATGACTCCTTGTCATCTCGTTATACTAAAGCACTGGCTCGTGCCATGGCGTACACTAAGCAAGTTAAGGCGGCTACAATTCTAAACAACGCCTTCTCTAGCGGCACCACTTACGGCGACGGCGTTGAGCTTTGCTCTACTGCTCACCCGCTGATTTCTGGTGGGTCAAACTCTAACGAACCAACAGTAGCTGCAGACTTGAATGAAACTTCCCTTGAGGCGGCTATCATTCAGATTGCAGGTTGGACTGACGAGCGCGGCCTGTTGATCGCTGCAAAACCTAAGAAACTTGTGATTCCACCGAACCTGCAATTCGTTGCAACTCGTTTGTTGGAAACAGAAGGTCGCGTAGGCACTGCAGACAACGATCTTAACGCTATCCGCAACAACGGCTCTGTTCCGGGCGGTTATACTGTCAATCACTATCTGACAGACACTGACGCTTGGTTCTTGATGACTGATGTTCCAAACGGTCTGAAGCACTTCACACGTAGCCCAATGGCTACTTCGATGGACGCTGACTTTGATACTGGCAACAGCCGCTACAAAGCTCGTGAGCGCTATTCGTTTGGTGTATCCGATCCTCTTGGAATCTTTGGTTCACCCGGAGCGTAAACAATTACTTTGCTGGGTTAGGATTCGCACTGCAAAGGCAAAGTTTGTTGAGATGGGGGCTACTGCGGTGGCCCCTTTCTTTTTATTTTATTTTGTGTATAATATGCACATTCCCTGACAGCCGCCTAATGTGGCTGACACTCGCCACGACAGGAGATTATCATGGCTAATACAACTTTTAACGGTGCCGTTCGCTCGAAAAACGGTTTTGAAGACATCACTGTTTCCGCAACAGGCGGTGAAACAGTCAATTCCACGTATGGTACAAACGCCTCTGTAGGTGGCGATCTTACGGTACTTGGGTCTATCTTGTCTGGTGGTGCGCACCCCACGCTGAACGGTCTAACTGTAACGGCTAAAGCCACTGGTGCTACAATTACTTATGTTGCTGGAATTAACGTCAACCCATTCACTGGCGGCGCACAGCAGATTACTACTCTGCCAGCAGCGACAGTAGGCGTTGTTGTTGTCCACGCTCAGTCCGTAGACACTACTGGCGGCACTGCTTTCTTGAGCTTTGATTGTGCGGGTAGTGATGCTTATGAAACAGGCAGCGTTATCGAAAGCCGTACCAGCAGTGCAGTTGTGTTTGATAAGTCTACTGCGGGTGAAACTTTGTTGAAGTATACTCCTGCAAGCGCAACAACAAACTTGTTTAGCATTGGCTCGTACATCTACTTTACTTGCACAACAGCAGGTCTGTGGAATATCTCGTTTCACTTTCAGCCTCTTGGTGCGGGTACTACTGGCACGTTTGCTTTTGCAGCCTAATAACTAATCTGGTGGGGTGGAAGCCCCACCGTTACATATAGGAGATTGACATGAGTCATTCCGCACAATCTGACGTCACCCCCGTATTTATTAGTGACGAAAACGCTGCCGACCCAGACCGGTTAGTTACAGCGGCTAGGCCAAATACATCAGCTACTATGGCAGCGACTACCTTCTTAGGCGGCGGCGCTAGAAATGTGACCGTCACGACGGCTGGTACTGGCGATAACAATAAAACTTGTACTATAACAGGCACAGATGTTTTTGGTAATGCTATTACCGAAGTGATAACATCTACAGGTTCTGCTGAAGCAGTAGCAGGCGCTAAGTTATTTGTCACAGTCAGTGCAGTAAAATGTTCTGCTCAGTATGCCGGTAATATTACAGTTGGTTCTGGATCATTATGCGCACAGGCACTTCAAGGTGTTAACCGTGTTAGGCTAAAAGGTTTTTCCATTGTCTCTGGTGGCACAGCAGGAGTGGTTAACCACTTTGACGGTACGCCTGAGTCTGGTACAATTTTGTTTAAGTCCCGCACTATAGGCACTGATAACGATACTGTTTCTCACGCAGTACCCGGAGAAGGCGTGTTGTTTAAAGATGGTATGACTGTACAGTATACAGTTGCTACCATTGATATGATGACGTTCTTCTATGCGTAGGTACTTCAAGTCTGGTGGGAGTACAAACTCTCCTGCTTGGACTCGCAAAGCGGGTAAGAGTGAGTCCGGTGGGCTTAATCAAAAAGGGGTTGACAGCTATAAACGCGCAAATCCCGGTAGCAAGTTAAAGACCGCAGTCACTAAGAAACCTAGTCAACTTAAAAAGGGTTCTAAGGCTGCTAACCGCCGCAAATCCTTCTGTGCCCGTATGTCGGGTATGAAGAAGAAGAACACAAGTTCCAAAACGGCTAACGACCCAGATAGCCGCATAAATAAGAGTTTACGGAAGTGGAATTGTTAAATGACGATGGGCCGTTCAAACTTTAGTAAACAGATACAAAGCCCTCCGTCTAAAAAGAACCCAGCATCTGCGGTATCTCAAGAACGCAAGATAGCTGCTGCGAAAAAATTGGAGAAGAAACTTAATGCCGTATCTAACAAGTAGTATACCGTATTTTAAAGCGTGGGTACGTAGAGAGTACACCAAAAACCTTGAAGACTACCATGGCGAGTTCCTACACGCTATGGTCATTGGCGTCACTACAATGCCTAACAGGACACTTAGTTTTCAAGTAATATTTACAGGTTGTGAGACCGACGATACAGACGACGAGAACGTCCATGGTGGGGCTATGTGGGCTAGAATGCCTCTTACAGCCCTTGTAGCAGACACACCGTACGAGGAATGGCCCGCAGAGCTACCCTCCTACTTAGCACAACCTTGGGACTGCATGTCCCACCACCACTCCGTGTATAAGTTAGAACGAGCTTCACCTGCTCCATGGATAGCTAAAGTAGACGGCGAGTTTTACCCTGCCAAGTATCTGTTCACCGTGGATTACACGGATAACGAGGTGGCAGACGACCCAGCGCAGCACAAGCAAAGTCACGTACTTGAATTATTAGACGCTGGAGAGTATACAGGTAACATAGTAGCATTACCAAATAATCGGGTTCGTGTAACGCACCCTGCGTGGTTTGAGACAGGGCAAGGCGCTCCAGATTTTAAACCAAACCAACATACCTACAACTCTAAAGAAGACGTAGGGTATGTCTGGGACACAGAACGCGTATTTAACAATCTCTATAAGGAGACGGACCAATGAAGATGAAGAAAAAAGGTTACGCCATGGGTGGCATGAAAAAAGGCTACGCCATGGGTGGCATGAAGAAGAAGATGAAAGCTGGCGGCGGCGTCAAGAAGATGCAGGCTGGAGGTATAACTCAAGAACAGATAGACGATCCGAAGCGTGCTGTAGCTGCAGGTGATCGCATGTCTGAAATGCGTGCAAAAGAAGCTGTTATGGGCAAAAAGAAGCCAATGGATAATTCAACAGGTTCTTTAGATGCAGCAGCAAGGACATTACCATCTGGCACATCAGTGGAAGAAGAGCGAAAGGCTGCTAGGGCCAAGAAGCCCATGCGTCCAAAAAAGCGTCCTACGGCTCCTTTGACTTCAAAGCGACCAGAGTCGCGCCCTGCTATGCCGATGATGAAAAAAGGCGGCATGACTAAGAAGATGAAAGCTGGCGGCGGTGTAGCCAAAAAAGGCAAAGCTAAAGGCGGCAAGTCCAAAGTACGTGGCGCAGGTATTGCCCAGCGCGGTGTACGTTCAGCACAGATGAGGTAGCTATGCGTACGTATTATAAGTCTGGCGGTAAGATATGCGCAAAAGGTAAATCTTGGGCCAAACGTACTTTTGATACGTACCCTAGCGCTTATGCCAATATGGCTGCGTCTAAATATTGCAAAGACCCAAACTATGCTAAAGGTAGCAAGGGGAAGAAGAAGTAATGGGTGATCTGAAGAAGTGGCGGGACCAAGACTGGGTTAGGGTTGGTACTGACGGTAAGATAAAAGGCGCGTGTGGGACTTCTAAAGATAAGAAGAACCCTGATCGTTGCTTGCCGCGCAGTAAAGCTAACAGTCTAAGCCAAGGTCAACGTGCCGCCACTGCTAAGAAGAAGAAACGTGCAGGCGCTGCGGGTAAAACTGTGGTAAAGAATACTAAGCCAGCGGTAGTAAAGCTCAACGGTGGTGGTCTAGCTAGACGAAAACGCGACATAGCACGAGGTTGTGGAGCAGTAATGGAAAACCGGCGTAAAGAGACGTTGTATACGTAAAGGAGTCAAAGCATGACTGCATCAACCACAGCAGCGTTTGACATGGAGTTCACGGAGGTTGCCGAGGAAGCATGGGAACGTGCGGGTCGTGAAATGCGTTCAGGGTACGACCTACGTACTGCTAGACGGTCTATGAACCTAATGACAATCGAATGGCAGAATCGTGGCATAAACATGTGGACGATTGACGAAGGCTCTGTAAGCCTCATTAAAGGCACGTCAGAGTACCCCTTACCAGCAGACACTATAGATTTACTCGAACACGTAATTCGCACTAACAACGGCAACGTTTCAACACAGTCGGACCTTACCATAAGCAGAGTTAGTGTATCCACGTACGCGTCTATACCTAGTAAGTTAACACAAGGACGTCCGATACAAGTTTGGGTAGAACGGTTAGCTGCAGCGCCGACTATTAACTTGTGGCCTGTACCAGACCGCGATGATTACGTATTCAAGTATTACCGTATGCGCCGCATTAAGGATGCAGGTGCAGGTGTAGAAACCCCCGATATGAACTTTCGGTTCTACCCTTGTCTTGTTGCTGGCCTAGCGTATCACATTGCTATGAAGATTCCTGAGCTAGTATCGCGCATACCAATGTTAAAAGCAGTCTACGACGAACAGTTTGAAATGGCGGCAGGCGAAGACCGTGAAAAAGCGTCTGTTACCTTCGTTCCTCGGATAGCGAGGATATAACCATGGCAAACGCGTTCGCAGCCGCTAAAAGAACAATAGCTGAATGCGACGTCTGTGGATTTCGTTTTAAGCTAAAAGAGTTGCGTAATATCGTAACAAACGGTAGAGATACTAACATAAAGGCATGTCGTGAGTGCTGGAGTGGAGATCATCCCCAGAACAAACTAGGGAAATTTCCAGTTAACGACCCGCAGGCGGTACGCGACCCACGTCCCGACTTTGCTGGGTACGACAGCAGCAGAAACTTTCAGTGGGGGTGGAACCCAGTGGGTGGCGGAAACAACATTTACGGGCTAACCGTTAACAAATTGGAATTAACCGCCTCAGTAGGCGATGTAACTGTAACGACCACGTAGGAGATACACCATGGCTAAGAAACTGAGCAAAGGCTTGTTTGCAAGAGGACCGATGGGGTAAACCATGAATTACGCTACGCTCAAAACTAATATCGAGGACATCTGTGAAACATCTTTCACCGCTGACCAACTTGCTATGTTTACGCAGCAGGCGGAAGAGAAAATCCTGCAGACGGTGGACATTCCAGCGTTACGTAAATCAGACGATGGACCTTTGGTCTCTACTAACAAGTTATACACACTACCAACCGATCATTTGTATACCTATAGCATAGCCGTTATAACAAGCAGCACTAGCACGTTTTTGCTTAACAAAGACGTTAATTTTATACGTGAGGCGTACCCCGTTAACACTAGCGCAAATTATGGGCTTCCTAAGTTTTATGCGCAGTATAGCGCAACAAAAATTGAACTAGCACCCACTCCTGATTCTAACTACGAAATTGAGCATATATACGGGGCATACCCCACCTCTATTGTCACTGGCAGCACGTCTTGGTTGGGCGATAACGCCAGTGCGGCGTTGCTTAACGGAGCGTTGTTAGAAGCTATACGGTTCCAAAAAGGCGAACCTGATGTTATTGCAAACTACGAGAAGTTGTTTTTGCAGGCTATTACGTTGTTGATAGATTTCGGTACCGGTAAGTTGCGTAGAGACGCATACCGTTCAGGGCAGGCACGTATACCCGTACCTAGTGCGCCAATAGCTCAAGGTGGAGTATAATAGATGGCCTTTACTGGGAACTACACATGCACGTCTTTCAAAGTCGCTCTACTAGATGGAGAAATGGACTTTAGCTCTAACACTAATCAGACGTTCAAAGCGGCTCTGTACACTTCTGATGCTACGTTAGACGCAACCACGACTGTGTACAGCACTACCAACGAAGCGTCTGGCACTGGGTATACGGCTGGAGGTAACACGTTAACCGTAGCTACAAGACCAACAAGTGACACGGCTACAGGTGGAACTGTTGCGTACATAGACTTTAGTGACACAACTTGGACAAATTCTTCTATAACTGCCCGTGGAGCGTTGATATACAGCGCTGGCGGCACGAACCCTGCGGTAGCAGTGCTTGATTTTGGCGCGGACAAGGTAACTGTAAATCAACCATTTAAAATTGTTTTTCCCCTGTCAGGGGCCACAACTGCTATAATTCGCATCGGATAAAGGTGAACTACAATGAGTACATTTGAAAATGATCTGAGGCTTGAAGAGATTGGAACCGGCGAACGCGCGGGTACTTGGGGCACCGCTACTAACACAAACCTAGAGCTTATTGCCAACGCGCTTAGTTACAGCAGTACCGGAGAAGCTATACCTAACGCTAGTACACATACACTAACGATGGTAGACGGTGCGGCAGACGAGTTTAGATCGTTGTACTTAAAGTGTACTGGGGGCGGACAGGCTTGTACGGTTACACTTGCGCCTAACACCTTATCTAAAGTCTGGATGATTGAGAACACAACATCCCACACACTGACGTTCTCTCAAGGTTCTGGAGCCAACGTAGCAGTGCTTGCGGGACAAGTTAAAGTCATCGCCACTAACGGGGTGGGGAACGCAGGAGCGGTCTTTGACCTTATGCAAGACTTATCTGTACCTGATTTGTTTGTGGATAATGATCTCACTCTGCAGTCCGACGCAGCGGTCTTGGGGTTTGGCGCAAACAAAGACGTAACTCTTACACACGTACACGACGCAGGGCTGCTGTTAAACGCTGCTATGAAAATACAGTTTAGAGACGCTGCGCTTTCGATTGGCTCAAGTGCTGATGGTCAACTTGACATTATTGCTGATACAGAGATTCAAATCGCTGCCACTACAATTGACATCAACGGTGCGATAAACGCTAGTGGTGAAATTATCGCTGCAAGTTTAGACATATCAGGTAACGTAGACGTCGATGGAACTTTAGAAACTGATGCACTATCTCTTAATGGAACCGCAGTTACCAGCACCGCCGCAGAGTTAAACATACTTGATGGGGTCACCGCAACAACTGCCGAGTTAAACATACTTGATGGTGTAACTTCTACCACAGCAGAGTTAAACTTACTTGACGGTGTAACCTCTACTACAGCAGAGTTAAATATTCTCGACGGGGTTACAAGTACTGCAGCAGAACTAAACATTCTCGACGGGGTTACAAGTACTACAGCAGAGTTAAACATTCTCGACGGTGTAACCTCTACTACAGCAGAGCTAAATATTCTCGATGGTGTTACAAGTACTGCAGCAGAACTAAACATTCTTGACGTAAGTAACAGTACAATAGGTGATCTAGCTGAGATAGGCACTGCAGCTAGCGACGATGTATTCATAGCCCTTGATACTTCTGGCGGTGGACTTAAAAAGATTACTAGAAGTACTATTCTTGCAGGCTCTGGTTCAAGCAACGATATAGCTAACGTTGTAGAAGATACTAGCCCACAGCTAGGTGGAAACCTAGACATGAATGGGAAGGACATTGTTACGGTTTCTAATGCCACACTGGATTTGGCACCTAACGGTACAGGTACAGTAGTCGTTAGAGGTAACAGTAACTCAGGTGCAATCGTATTTAATTGTGAAAGCAACAGTCACGGGCAAAAAGTATTTGGCCAACCTCACTCAGCAAATATAGATAACACTCTTATGCTGCCTGCTGGTGCTAACTCAACGTTAGTATCTCTTGTATCTACAGATACACTAACAAATAAGACTTTAACGTCCCCTAAAATTAATGAGAATGTAGTAGTAACTTCAACAGCTACAGAGTTAAACATACTTGATGGTGTTACTAGCACAACAGCAGAGCTTAACATATTAGACGGGGTTACTAGTACTACTGCTGAGTTGAATATACTTGATGGTGTAACCAGTACGGCTGCAGAACTTAATATCTTAGACGGAGTTACTAGTACAGCCGCAGAACTAAACTTGTTGGATGGTGTTACTTCTACTACAGCAGAGCTTAACATTCTTGATGGGGTTACATCAACAGCAGCAGAGCTTAACCTAGTCGATGGTCTGGTGGGCATTGTTGCAAAGACAAGTGCTACAGGTTCAGCCCTGCTGCCCACAGGTAATACAGCCCAGCGAGATGGCTCACCAACTACAGGTGCATTCCGTTTTAACTCTACGCTGACTGCATTTGAGGGCTACAATGGTAGCGCATGGGGTTCAGTAGGTGGTGGAGCAACTGGTGGTGTCGGAAATGAAATGTTTTACGAAAACGACCAGATAGCAGACGCGAGTTATACAATCCCCGCTAATAAAAACGCAATGACTACGGGACCAATAACTATTGCGGATGGTGTTACGATAACAGTTAGTGACGGTTCAAGATTGGTGGTGATTTAAATGACAATACTATTAGATGGTACAAACGGTGTAACAACAGCAGGTATAACTCTAGGGTCAACTGCTATTGCTTCCACAGGTGCTGAGATTAACATCCTAGATGGTGTAACTAGTACAGCCGCAGAGCTTAATATATTAGATGGGGTTACCAGTACAGCCGCAGAGCTTAATATATTAGATGGGGTAACTTCTACTACAGCAGAGCTTAATATACTTGATGGGGTTACCAGTACAGCAGCAGAACTTAACATCCTAGATGGAGTCACCTCTACAGCGGCTGAACTTAACATCATGGATGGAGTTACAACTACCGCAGCAGAAATTAACTTAATAGACGGTGGCACTGCAAGAGGCACAACAGCCTTAGCTGACGGTGACGGTATACTTATTAATGACGCTGGAACAATGCGTATGACTACAGTGCAAACTGTTAAAACATACATGGGTGGTAACCCTTACACAGCACAGTCTACATCCTCTAATGGTTACATTACATTTGTTGGGGGTATTATCATCCAGTGGGGTTATTTCTCCTCTGGTGATACTAGCGTTACAACCGTGACGTTTCCGATAGCTTTTCCAAACGCTTGTCATAGTGTTGCAGGACTTCACCGAGGTACTTCTGGTGCTAACGATCACCGCAACGGGTGGTGTCTTACGGGCAGTCCCGGTACATCCTCTATGGCTATAAAGAACGTAACCGCTGCTACAGCCGCTTTTTACTGGATAGCAATAGGGCATTAAGGAGTATTAAAAATGAGATATGCACATATAAATGAGAACAACCGCCTTCTTGGCTGGTACGCTGACGAAGTACATTCTACTATACCGACACCTAAAGTGGTTGTTACAGATGAACAATGGCAAACAGCATTAGATAATAATCACAACTCCATTAATGCAGACGGTTCCGGTTCGGTTGTAGACTTTTCA